TCGTACCCTTCGGGTTCGACTGCCGCCGCGTGCGCCGGATCTTCAGCGCTGGCGTCGTCGCAGACGATCAGGAGCGTGCGCGCCCGGTCCTTCTCAGGATAGCTCGCAATCACCTCCTGCTGCTTCCTGAGCATCGCCGGGTTGCGGCGGTAGGCGATCGCGATCACCAGCCGGTTCATAGCTCGTTCCGCTCCTCAAGCATGCGATCCTCCCAATCGCGCTGCAGCATCACGATGGCACTGAGCATGAGGCCGCCGCGCAGGCCAGCCCCGGTCGCCCACCGTGTCTGCGTGTCCTCGTTGCGGTACATCACGGCCGTGGCCACGCTATGAATTTCGCCAGTGCGCGCCAGCTCGAGGAGTTCCTCCAGAAGCTCAATCACATTCGCGGAAGGCGCGGCGGCCGGAAGGGTGACCAGATTGATTGCGGGCGGGTTCGGCTTCATGTGCCCTCGCGCTTGCGCTCGAAGAAGCGGCATGTGCCGAGCGGCTCTATCCGGCCTTCGACCGCCGTGCAGGTGCCCTTGCGGGTGCTCGCCGCGCGCCGGAACATTGAGCAATCCTCGCAGTGCCTCCACAGCGCCACGTCGCGGTACTTCGCTTCGGCCTTGGTCGCTTTCCGGTCCTTTACGACTGCCATTGCTCTCTCTCGTCCCTGTAGAACCGATCCGCCTTGCCGAGATCGAGGCACTGCACGCCGCGGATGCACAGGTCGTGCGCGAGCGCGGTGGCCGTCGGCCCAAGCTGGGCAAGAACCAGTCCCTCGGGATACCACTGCGCCTGCTTCAGACACTGCTCGAGAATGCTTGGGTACTCGCTCCAGGCGTTGCGGTTCGGGCAGACCATCACCGAGATGTGGCCAGCGTTATCGAACAGCGCCGGTCGCTTGTCGTCGCCACGGACCAGGAGCACATCGCGGTTATCCCAGATCTCGCGCATCTTGCCCCAATACTCGCGCCCGAACGGCTGGCCGTAGAAGTCGGGGCGGGAGATGAACGCGCTCCCGTACTTGCGCCCGGTGTCCCACATCACGCAGCGCGACGGCTGCAGCCACCGGGCCCAGCGGTGTTTCTCCGGCGGGATGTACTCGAAGATCCGCGGGATCGCGACGATCAGCTTCTTGATGTTCGCGGCCGCCACCTGCCGTAGCCGCTTTGCCAGCATGGCGTCGTACTCCTGCCCGCGTGCGCCGCCCCCGCACAGCGCGATCGTTATTTCGCCATCACCTAGCCTTGCTATACTTCTGCCCCCATCCAAAATTCTTTGGATGGTCTCCGCTTCGGACAGTACTCTAAACATCTTCCCAGTTAACTCCATGCTTGACCAAGCTGATAGTCGCCGGGTCAACTCCATATTTTCTTGCTAGCGCTGCTGCTGTGCCCCTCTTGGCATTTCGCAACGCCGCCCTGATGCTTAGAACATCATCATGAGTAAGGCGGACGCAACTGCGGTTTCGATTGCTTTCTGGCACCGTCACCCAGCGGCAGTTGGTGGCGCAGTACGGCCCGTCGTTGTCTTCTCGGTCCAGGTAGAGGTGATCTGCGTAGCCGTTCGCTTCAGCCCAGACCCGGAAAGGCTCAAAGGCTGTGGCCCATTCCTGGCAAACCGTGATGCCGCGGTCGCGGTAGCGTTCAAGGTCGGTCTTCTTGCCGCCGCGAAACAGGCCGCAGCGCTGCCTCAAGTCACGCCAGATGTTGTAGAGCCGGGTTCCTTTGCCCGATGGCGCGCCTGGAACACCGTTCACGCCTGCGCGGGCGCGGCACATACAGGGTTTGCAGAGATCGGTCGTTCTGGTTTGCCAGTCCGAGGTGCGAACCGAACGGCTCTGATTGCAGGCTGGGCAGACGACTTCTATCGTGGCCTTCGCCATCGGTGGTCTCCTCATCGGTGGCCGGCGCCGGAGTGTTGCTGCACTGCCGGCGCCACAATCAAAAGTGGTGCCATAACTTGGCATCAAAGTGCTCTCCCGTCCACTTCAAGTCGAGTTCCTTGAAAAGGGCCTCGAACGTGTGCGTGCGCCCATAAGCGAGCTCGCTGGGCCAGATCTCGAAGCCCGGGATTTCGGCCATGATCTCGACCGTGCGGTCAATCCGGCGCCGCAGCAGATCCGGGTACTCCTCGCCGATCGGCGAGCCCTTCAGCGCCTTGCGCGCCAGCGCCGAGCACAGGATCGCTTCTGGCTTGCGCCTCACCTTGATAAAGGTCGGGGCCAGGTCACGCCAGCGCCAGGCGCGGTCTGGTCGGCCGATCTTCACGCCCCAGCGCCCCAGCGTGTAGCCCTGAGCATTGAGGATCGGCAGCACGTCCTCGAGCGTGATGTAGAGGTGCCCGTTGCCCGGCAAGCGCCGCAACTGCTCGTTTTCGAACGTGCCGGTCGGATTGGTGACTTCCGGCTCGTGCGGGCCGAACCACACGCCGGCCCGGTTGAGAAGCCCGCAGACCAGCGATGTCCCGCTCCGCGGGTGCCCAACCACCACGATCGGACTGGTCATCTTGGCGAGAACCACTGATCCTTGCCGACTCGCATCTTGACATGACGATAGCCGAACTGGCGCAGCCATTTCTCGATGTCGTCGCGGCCGTAGCCATGAAGTTCGCCGTGCTCGCGGATTTCGACCAGGATTTCCGGGCGATCGCGCGCGATCGTTCTGGCCGCGCCCTTGAGGGCGGGAAGCTCGGCCCCCTCGATGTCCAAGAAAATCGCGTCTACGCCATCAAGCTCGAGGCCGTCGATGGTGATTACCTCGACCGGATCGGCGAGCACCTCGTACTTGCCCGGGACGTCGAAGCTCTCGCCCGCGAACTGAAACTTGTGGCCGGCCGGATTGCCGCGGTTGAACACCGTGTGACCTTGGCCGGCGCGCTCGCCCAAAGCGGCGCGATGCGCCTCGATCCTGGCCTTGGACTTCGGGCGGGCGTCCAGGTTGCGTTGCAGGCAGAGCCAGTTGGCATCGTCGATCTCCGCGGTGACGACGCGCTCGAACCTGCGCGCCAGGGTGACTGGCCAGCCGCCGACGTTGGCCCCTGCCTGCACCACCGTGCGTCGCTGGCGCATGCGCTTCACGACGGGGAGGCTGTCCTCGATCTTCGCTAAGTACTTCGCGTGGCGCCCGTTCGTGCAGCCACCAGGGAACCACCAGCCTTCCTCTGAGAGGAAGATCCCGGCGAGGTTGTCCTCGTGCGTCGGCAACTCAGTATCTCCAGCTAAGCCGATTCATGCTCAGGCGCTGCATCAGGGACACCAGCGCGGCCCGGCGCAACACCACTTCGCCGTGCTGCCCGAATGCCAGCGCGCGCAGTTGCCGAAGCTCTGCGGCAGCTGATCCGCTAACCTCCGTGGTGCCCGCTGCTTCGGCCAGCAGGCGTTGAAGCGCGCCAGAAGCGGCACCGTTGAAGCTCTCGGTGCCCACGGCTGCCGCAATGAAGTGCTGCAAGGCGCCAGCCGCACTACCGTCGAAGCTCTCCAGCCCGGCCGCGCTCGCGCTCAGATGTTGCAAGGCAGCCTCGGCCGCGCCTGCAGGATGCACATTGCCGCTCGCCGCGACGATCAAGTGCTGGAGCGCTCCGGCTGCGGCCCCGCTGACCGCGCCTATCCCCGTGAACGTGCCCGAGGCCGTCGCAGTGAGGTGCTGAAGTGCGGCCGCCGCGCTCGCCAGAAAGATCAACTCGCCTACGGCCGCAGCCTCCAGGGGCTGAAGCGCCGCTGACGCGCTGCCCTGGACCTCGGCGCGGCCGGTTGCTACTGCGGCAAGGTGCTGGAGTGCCGCCGCCGCAGCGCCTTGGAAACTCAACTCGCCAGAAGCAGGCGCACTCAGATGCTGCATGGCGGCAGCGGCGGTGCCGGATACCTCGACCGCGCCCTGAGCGCCGGCCAGAAGATGCTGGAGCGCCGCCGCCGCAGCACCAGCAAAGATCAACTCGCCAACAGCCGCCGTTTCCAGCGGCTGGAGTGTGCCGGACGCCGCGCCCAGGAACGCGCTGTGGTGCCCATCGGCATCGGCCGCGATAGACTGGAGCGCGCCCGCAGCAGCCCCCTGAAACCCCAACTCTCCAGAAGAACTCGCGCCCAGGTGCTGCGTGGCAGCCGCGCCGACGCCGGATACAGCGCTAGCCGCCAGCGTCAACGAGAGCGCGATCGCCACCTGCACGACGCAGGTGTAGGTCGGGGAGACGTCCAAGTCCTCGGCGCAGTCCAGGTCGATGTCGAGCGTGCCCGAGGACTGGCTCGCGGCGTAGCCCATGTGCAGCGGGGCGAGGCGTGCCGCCGCACCATTATCGGAGATCGCCAGGCGATCGTTGTCCGCCGCCGGCCAGTCGCTGCCGCCGATCTGGATGCGGCCATACGGCCTCTTGGTGTTCTCCGTCGAAAGGTGGATCGGCCAGCCGACGATCAGCAGCGGCCCGGTCGTGGTCAGGGCGAACGAGCCGAAACCGGCGTATTCCTGGTAGGTATCGACCACGCTGTGCGTGATCGTGCTCGCGGTCTGCGCGCCCGCGTGGTCCTCGAACGCGTCTAGCCGCAGGCCGAAGATCTTGGTGGTGATCGCATCGTGCGTGGACGCCGTGTCCGCCCTGTAGCGCGCCCGGACGGTCGTGCCGCTGGACAGGCCCGCCTTGTACGCCATCGTGCCGATGACGCGCTCGTCGGAGTTGTCCTCGCCCTCGGACTGGACCTCGGAGATGTCCGCCGAGCCGTCGTTGATCGCTAGGAGCATGTCGGCGGACGTGCTGTCGACCAGCCACCGCGAGCAGGCGATCAGCCACCAGTCGCCGGTCTGCGGGATGGACGCCCCGGCGCCCGAGGTGTCGTAGGCGTTCGGCGCGTCGCTGCTATGGGTCGCCTCGGCGAAGACGAAGTCGTTCGAGGTCAGGCCGCCGAGCTTCAGGATCAGGCAGCGAAAGGCGTTGAAGCTCGCCGTATTCGCTGCGGCCCACCCGGCGAAGTAGATGTTCTCGTTGTTGACCAGGGTCCGGCGGTCGAACCAGAGATACTGATCGCCAGACGCAGCGCTCTGCGGCTCCGCGCGGGCGGCGGAATCTGCTTCGGTCGCGCGGCCCGCGAAGGTCGTCCCGAAGCCCACCGTGAACAGGGTGTTGCCGCTGTTGCTGCTGTTCCAGGTCTTGACCGCGACCAGGATCAGCACGTCATCGCCAGCCGCGAAGCCCGCGCCGGTCAGGTTTGCCCATGAGATCGTGTAGTCCGTGCGCTCCTGCGCCGACGTTGCCCCGGTAAGCCGCTCGGTGTTGTCGGCCTTGTAAAAATGGGTCAGCGCAGGCATCTAACCGGCCGCCTGCACCACTGTCAGTGTAGAACCCCAGACGGCACGCCCGGGATGCCGGGCCTCTGCCACGCCCGGCATGAAGAATTTTATAGCCCTGAGCCTTCCGGCATGCGCACCGTGAAGCTGGTGATACTCACAGTGCCGCCCGAGACAATCGACAGGGTATTGAAGTTGATGTCGGCGCCGGAAGTGCCCGCCTCCAGGTCCATGTGATCGTCGAGCGGGGTTGAGCCGTCGTTGGTCGCGCTCGCTCTGCAGTACCCGAGAGTGTTGGTCGCATCGGCCGACGTGTCGTCGGCGATTGCCGCCGCGGTCGCGATGGCGCCCGGGTCATCGTCCACCGCCCCGCCGAACGCCGGATCGGTCATCACGCACGTAAACAGCAGGGTGCCAGACACCGCATTATCCACCGTCGCCGGCTGCGCCCCGGTGCGTCCTTGGATCACCGCCGTGCTCGAACCTTCGTCCAGCCGGTCCACCACGGCATCAAGCCCGAAAATCGCCGCCTCGTTGCTGATGCGGAAGTTCAGCGCGCCGATACCAGGGCTGGGAGTGCCTGGAGGCAGCGCATCAACCGCATCCGAGCCGGCAATGCGCTCCTCGGTCTCGCCGGCATAGATCGGCCAGTAGTACGGCACCGACTTCCATCGCGTTACCCGGTGTGACTTGTCGAGCTTGTGCTTCCGGCGATAGCGAATGCTCTCGGCGCTCTCGACTTCCACCAGCTGCTCGCCGATGTAGCGTGCGGCGATCTGCACGCGCCCGACCTTCCCCGCGATGTGATTGCCGTCCGGGTCGATCGCCAGCTTCTCGGCCAGAATCTCGGCATGCTCTTTGTCGGTGCGCGGCGCTGCACGCTGCGCCCAGGCGTTCTCGAAGTCCGCGAGACGGTCACCGGCCAGAACGGACCTGATCCGCGCCAGCACATGCCCATGCTCGTCCTTGTAATCGTGCTTGTAGAGTTCCTGAAGGACATACTCCGGCCCGAGCACCCACAGTCCTTCAACCGTCTTGCTGCGCACGCTAGAGTGCCGCAGCCACTGGCTGGCAAGCCAGTCGCCCATCTCGTCAAGGGTGGCGATCTCAAGCGTGCGTGGCATCCAGATTCACTCCTGCTTTAGCGAGGTAGGCGCGCAACGCGGCCGCGAGTTCTGCGGCATTCTGCTCGCGCGCGGAGACATTGGCGGCGCGCGCTTCGAGTTGCCTGGAGATCTCCTCCAACCTCTTGCCAATCTCGGCATTGGCCTCGGCCTGCCGGCTCATCTCGGCGTTCTGTTTCTTGCCGCGGGCGTCGGAATCCCGCATAGCCTTGGTCATGGTCGCCTGATCGGTCTTGAGCCTTGCCTGTGCCTCGGCGAGGCGCTCGCGCTCAGCCTCAAGAGCGCCGGCCTCCTGATCGGCCTTGGCGTGCCAATCGGCGACCACCTTCTCGTGCTCAGCCCGACGCTTCTCCAACTCGGAACTCTCGGTGCGCACCAGGGCGAGCACTTCATCGGCCTCGCGCTTGGCCGCTTCTGCCGACTGCTTGGCCTCGAGCGCTGCCTCCCGGGCCACCTGGTATTCGGCAATCCGCGAGTCGAACTTCTCGGGATCGCGGGCTATCTCGACCATCAGATGCGATGGCATCTGCGCCGTGCGCCGCTGTCCGCCCTGTAGCCCGGCCATTGGTTTCCTTCCCTCTTAGCTGTACTCGGCAATTACTTGGATGCTGTCGCCGTTGGCTGCCGCGCCGTCCTCGGGGAACAGGCTGACCGCCACCGCGCCACGCACCGGCCAGAAGCTGAAGCCGCCCGGCACCTTGAACTCGCCGTTGTCGCCGGCAGTCGCTGGGGTGCCGTCGACGGTGATCCAGTGCGGGTCCGTCAGCGTCATGCCGATCGCCTTGCAGCGCGGGCCGAGCTCGGCCGTCGTCGCAGCGCCAGCCGAGGTGTCGAGCTTGTGAACCGGGCCGTTCGGCAGCGGCACCGCCGGCACCGTACCGTTGCCGAGCGCCAGCCCCGGCGTTCCTAGTCTGCTCATGGATACCTCACGACACCGAGGTGTTGGCGCGCGCCCAGCGCCGGAAGCCGGCCGAGCCGAACGCCGCGTTATTTGGATCGCCGGCCCGGCAGAAGCGGCGGAACCAGAATGGCCCCATCCTGGCACTCAGCGTGCCATAGCGGGCGATCCACCTCGAAAGCCACATGTGCCCTTGCATCGCTCAACTCCCTAACCGGATGCCGCCCAGCGGCGGCCGTTCGATCTCACGCCCCTCGGCGCGCGCGTTCTTCTTCGGCTGCCGCGCCTTCTGCGTCAGGTTCAGATCCCGCAGCATCTTGATGTCGCGCATGGCCTGGCCCTTCTGCTGATTGGCCTTGCCCATCGCGGACTTCAACTCCTGCGCGCCCCGGATCTCGACGTTGCGGCGTCTGCCCATCTCAGAGTGCTCCTATGTCGGCCGAGGTGTCCGGGCTGACGTCGTTGTTCCCGCGGGTCTGGCCGGCCTCGTAGATCGTCACGGTCGCGCCCTGCTCGGCGTTGATCTCGATCGTGTTGCAGGCTGCAAGGAGCGCCACCAGCGCCTCAACGAGAGTGCGCTCAAGGGCACTCATGCCGGGCGTCTCACGTTGGCATTGGCCGAGCCAGGCGGCTGCGGGCGGGCTTTCGCGACCTTCTGATCCTCTTCGCCCTTGATTCGCATGAGCTGCGCCTCGAAGCGCGCCTCAATCTCGAGAAGCTTCGCCTTCCACATCTGCTCGAGCGCGAGAAGCCTTGCCTCGACCGCGCCCTGAAGCTGGATCTCGCCGGCCTTCTGCGATCCCTCGATCGCGAGCTCGCGCTCCTTGGCGACTCGCTCCAGCTCTGCCCGCACCCGTTCCAGCTGCGCCTCGGCCTCGGCCCTGGCACTCTGCTTAGCCTGCTCGACTGCGGCTTCCACCTGCGCCTGGAGCTGCGCCTGCTGCTCGATTGCCTGCTGCTGCTCCTGCTGCTGCCGCTGCGCCGCCTCCGCGAACTCCGGGCTTTCCGGGTCCGGCAGATAGCGGCTCGGGTCTTTGCGCCCCATCGCCACGATCATGTCCGAGAGCGCGGCGTGGTACTTCTTGATGTCGAAAAGCGGCGACTTGGCCACCGCGAGCAACTCGAGCTTCTGGAGGATCATGTTGTTGACGGCGATGCGCTCGATCCTCGAGCCCGTGCCCAGGCCAACGTCAACCTTCACGTCCATCTCGGCAGACCAGCCGCGGGGGTCGACGCTCACGAACTCGTTGCGCAGCCGGATGACCTCCGCGCGATCCTGGAATTTGGTCGTGATCTCGAGGAGCGCCTTGAACAGCGGACGGTAGATCCTGGTCGCGAACTCGCGCGCCAGACCCTCCACCCGGCTTTGCGGACCCGCCAGGATGCCGGCGGCCGATTCCACCGTCTGACCCTTGAGCGCCGCCGGGTCCAAGCCCATCGCCGCGGGAGAAATCCCGGTGCGCAAGGTACGCCGCTGCTCAAAATAGCCCAGAAGGGCCATGGCGTCGTGCCCATGAAACGGCACGTTCAGCCAATCAATCTTGCCGTTGACGCCAAGGTTGATCGGCCCGCCGAACCAGCTCAGGAGATCGTCCCAGGTGTCCTCGACCGCGCCGCTCACCGCAGGACGCGGGTTGATCGTCCGGGCATAGTTGTCCAGCGCGCGCCTCATGATCGACGTGTCGATCTCCTGCAGGTCAATGTTGACCTCGACGATGCCCTGGCCGATCAGCTGGTGCGGGATCGGGAAAGGAGAGCCGACCACGATGGTGTCGGATCCGGGGTCTTCCGCCGAGTAGGCGATGGTGAGCGGGTCGCCGAGCGCGATGATGCGGTATGGCTCGGCGATGCCATCGCCGTCCGCGTCGACCAGCACGCGCGCATCCACCACGCGGCACCAGTGCAGGGCGTCGTCCGGGGTGTCGCGATGCACGCGCGAGAGCGCCATGCCGCTGCCGCTGCGCGCCCGGCGCACCGATGTGTTGTCGCTCGCCCGACGCAGCCCCTTGCCGGCGTGCTGCTTGACGAGTTCTGGATCGAGACCCATGGCGATCAGATCGCCGGCACGGCGCTCGCAGTCGATGCCGAGCACCGTCGCGCCCTCGATCGTCTGCGCTTCTAGGTCGACCAGCAACTCGTCCTGCGGGATCAGCGCAACCTTGGTCTTGCCGTAGGGTTCGTAGTAGCGGCAGTCGACGTTGTAGAGCGGGATCGCCTGCTCGGCGTACACCATCGTGCCGTCAGGCTGCATCGTCGGCACTGAAACCGCCGTCTGGACTTCCTGAAGCCCTTCGATCCTGATGTTGGGGTCTTGCTCAAGCATCGAGACCTGGAGCTCGTCCAGGCCCTCGTGCCGACTGACGCGTTCCTTGTAGGAGTTCTCGCGCCACACCCGGAAAGCGCAGTATTTCACGCACCACTCGAGGAGCGCGTCCTTGGTGATCTGCTCGCCTTGGTTCTGGTCCCAGAAAATGTAGCGGATGTAGTCGTTGACCTGGGCGACGTACTTCTCGTCCTCGGGGCCGTTCGGCTGGAACTCGATCGCCTCCTCGTTCGCGGCCAGCACTCGGTAGATCTCCGGGATCAGCATCTGGACCTGATCGCGGCACTCGGTCATCACCGCAGCGCTGCCCTCGAACACCTGCTCGTCGGTGTCCTTGTCGCGGCCAATCAGCCCCATCGGGTTCTGGTCGACCGAACCTTGATAGTAGCGCCATGCGCGCTCGGTCTGCGGCTCGATCCACTCCTTCATCAGGGAGCGCGCGTTGTCGATCAGCGTCCGAACCGCGCCGTTGAACTCGTCCTCGGACATCGGCTCTGGCGGGGGGCGATCTCCGGCGCTGGCCACGCCGCGCGATGTCTGGTCGGTCTCGGCGGGATGCTGGTACGCCTCGTGCTCGACCAGCGACGTCCCCGGCGGGCGCGGATAGTCCATCATGGCCATCTACGCGGCCTCCGGCGCGGTCGGCACGAAATCGGGGTTGTGCATCCAGTGGACCCGAACGGCCCGCTCTGGATCGCTCGCGTCTACCCGCAACTCCTCGGGCGGGGTGTCGATCCTGATGTAGCGCAGGCTCGTATACCCCTCAGCCTCATCGAGCGCCACCTGAGCTAAAGCGGCCAGCCACGCTGGCACGTCCTGCACCTTGCTGCCGCCCTGCCGGTAGATGTCGGGCAGGCTCATCCGACGCGATGCTCCAGAAATCCAAAGCCCCCAACGGCGCCCAGGAGAACCGCGATCCACACCACGATCAGGACCGCGTAGGCGATCCAATGGAACGGCGCTGGAATCTTGTTCTGGGAGCAGAGCCAGACGACTACGCAGGTTGCCAAGGCTGCAACGAGCAGACCGAAGATCGTCATCGGCGTAACCTTTCAACACGCTTGCTCGCGGCTATACAGCCGATTGCGGCGAAAGTCTACGGCAGCTCTAGATATGGTGGTGTCACGCCACCCAACGGGTCATCTCCCGGTTCACGCGCCGCTGCGGCACGCGCATGTAGCGGCTGTTGCTCTCCGTCGCCCGCGGCCACTTCACCCCAAGCATGGGGTCCAGGATGCGCGCGAAGGCGTCGAGCATGTCATCGTGGATCGAGTACGGGTGCGCGGTGTACTCGTGCCGCACGAACTCGTCGACCATGTCGATCATCTGCCCCCGATCCTTGCTCGCCACGAAGCACGTCGCCGGCAGGTACACGCGCCGCTGCTCGAACAGGGGCGCCAGCGCCTGGATGCGGTCGAACTTGGCCAACGTGCCGCCGAGCTCGGTGATGTCGAAGCGGTACTTCGCCCGGTCCTGCTCGATGCGGATCGCCTCGACATCGGCCATGAGCCCGTACTGCTCGTAGCCGATCGCCATCGGCTTGAACTCCTTATGGAGCCACATCACGAGATTGATCCTCTCCACGAGGTTCAGCCGGTCCCGGCAAAGCCAGCGGACGTAGTAATTCTGGTCGGCTGCGCAGGTGATCACGACGACCGCCGTGTAGTCGGATTTCTTTTTCTTCGCGTTCGCCGGGTCGATCAGCACGTAGGTGTTGCCCTCAGCGTCTCCGGTGTAGGTGCGCAGCCATTCCGCCCGGAAGCCAACGTTGCTGTCCTGCACCGGGGACATGAGCATTTGCGAGGAGAAGACCCATTGCCCCATGTCGCGGCGCTTGGTCTCCAACTCCGCCTTGGTCAGCAGCACAGGCTCGTCCCCGAGGATCGCCTGCCCGGTCGCGGTATGCCCCACGATCGGCAGCGCCGGGTAGATGCGCGGGATCGCTGATCCGGCCTCGATGATCGCCCCGTAGGGATCGCCGAAGTGGTAGCGCGTGCCGCGCATCCGGCGCCGGCCGCCACGCTTGCCCAGGTTCAGCGCAAGGCGCCATGCCTCGAGCACCTTCTCGCGCATCTCCGGGCTGCCGACGTTGTCCTTCGTGACGATGTCGTCCATGTCCAGGATGCCGAAGTGCTTTCCGGTCGGCATGCCGTCGACTAGGCCCCACGCCTCAATAGTCGATTCCTTCGGGTTGCCCCGGCGCTTGACGACTAGCCCGTCGTCCTCCGACCACTTGGGCGCTTCCTTTTGCGGATCAGCCCACAGAACGTCGGGAAACAGCCGCTTCAACAACTCGTTGCTCTCCATCTCCCGCTTGAGCACACGCAGGAACGCCTTCGCCATCGGGCGCGTATGGCTGAAGATCCCGATCGTCTCCTCGGGGTCCGTCAGAATGTCCTGGAGATCCTTGCCCAGCCCAACGGAAGTTTTTCCGTGCTCTCTCGCCCACAGATCCAGATATCCGTCTGGCCGTAGCTGCACCTCGTCGCAGCGATCGAGAAACCACTGCTTGTCGAGATCCTTCCGGCCGCAGCAGACCACCAGGAGGAACCACAGATCCTTGAGGCACAGCGCCCGCATCAGGTCGGGCGACTTGCGGGCGAGCGCCTTGCGCGCGGTCTCCCGCGCCTCAGCCAGCGTCCGGCGGTACGCCATCGTCCTCCTCCGGCGGCGCAGCTTGCTCGATCAGCTTCATGTCGGTTTCGGTGTCGTCCTGGAACAGGGTGGCCTCGAGCGCGTCGAGCAGCGCGCGGTCAGCTGGCGAGAACTCAAGGCGCACGGTCTTGGTGTGGTTGACGTTGAAGTCGCCGCTGCCGTGGATTTCCTTGCGGTCACGCCACAACCCCGGCTGGCGGTTCTTGAGCCAGATGAAGGCGGCGGCAGTGTCGGGCGGGAAGTGCTCGGTGTAGTGCACGATATGCTCGGACTTGACTTCGACAGGCCGACCGTCATCGCCAATGTAGGTCTCGATCTTGGCCACGATCTTGACGGCGGGTTGGGTCCATTTGCCGGTGGCCTTGAGATAGAGGGCTGAGGCGACGTCCTCATCGGCAGGGCGGCGGCCTGATTTCACAGCAGCAGCGAAGGCCGGATACTTCCGAAGCCAATCTTCAATGCAGTAGTCCGACACGCCGAACAGCCCCGCCAACTCTTGGTTTGTAGCCCCGAGCAGGCAGGCTTTCCGGGCACGTTCGTCGAACTCGGGGCGATACCCGGGGGGCGGGCCGGGCTTGCGCTTGGGGCCTGTCGGCGGCGCCTTCAGCTTGGTGGAGGGTTTGCGCTTCATGGCGGTCACCGTGGTCCTGCCGACGGCGGGCGCGGCTCCCAGTCGTCGTTGATGCGGAGCCGCCGCTCCACCGCGAGCAAACGCTGCCGCAACTCCTCGACGCGCGTGTCCTGGACGCTGTTCTGCTGGAGCAGGATGTGGCCGTGCGCGCCCGCAGCCTCCACCGCACGCTCGATGGCGGCCAGGCGGCGATTGATCTCCTCGAGCATCGCCAGGCGGGTCTTGTCGCTGACCTTGGTGTCGTCGAGGCGTTGGATCTCGCGGGAGACCCGGTCGTCGAGCCGGCCGTGAGCGGACTGCAACGCTTGGATGGTCTCACGAACTGGCGCGAGCGAGCGGTCGATCTCGGTACGCTGGAACCCGAACCAATAAGCGGCCAGCAGGATGGCCCCAATAGCAAGCGAGACCATCGCATTCGTAACGAACGGGTTGCTCCCGCCGCCGTTGCCACCATTGCCACCGCCGTTGCCGCGGTGGTGGTAGACGCGGTGATAGCGATAGTCCGCGTCTGGATCGTCGGAACTGCGGCGCGGCGGCGGCTGCGCCTTGTGCACGGCGCCATTGCCGCTCCCTGCGGACCACAGCGGGAAGGCCAACGTCACCGGCCTCCCCCGCCGCCACGCGTCTCCGCAGGAGACCCGGAGCGCGGGGAGAGGTATTCGAGGATGTTCTCCTGCCGGTAGCGCGTGTTGTCCGCTTGGTCCTCCAGTTCCTCGAGCTTCTCCTGCTGGCGCGCCAGCGCCGCAGAGAGGGTGTTCACGCGATCGAGGAAGTCGGCCACAATTGCACTCCGGGTTTCATCCCGTCGCGTCAATACCTGATTGAATTGATTTAGGATATCGATTTGCAACTCGCGGCGCGCCTCGCGCTCGCGCTGGACGACCGCGTCGATCCGGGAATCGATCTTCTGCGCCCAGTAAACACCGACGCCAGCGGCACCGCCGAACGCCATCGCGACCGGGATGATCACCCGCGCCCAGCCGTGGCCATTGCTGCCGTTGCCGGTCATCAGGCCAAGCCAGTCCGCATCATCTTGGCGAGGCGCGTCGCCCGGGCGCCGACCTGGCTGGCCCACTTGCTGTCGAGCATCTGCGTTGAGGCTCCAGCGTAGTCGCCCGCCCGCAACGCCGCGCGTAACTTCACGAACCGCATCAGCCCAGGCCCGCCGAGGTTATGCGCCATGTCCACGAGCACTGCCTTGCGTTGGTCCGCAAGGCTGTCCCACGCCTCGCCCGCAAACACTCGGGCAGCAGCATCAGCGTCCCGCAGATCACGCTCGAGTAGCATTTCGGCTTCGTCGGCCGAGATGCCCTTCCGGTCCAGCGCGCGACCATAACCAATGGTCAGATTGCCAAGCGTATCGGTATAGACCTTCAGGATTTTGCCCTCGTGGAGCTTCACGAGATCCCTGGCAATGTCAGCGTATGACCGTTCGCTCATCACCCGACCCTCCCAGCGAGCTCGCGCACGCGCCCGGCGGCCCGCGGCTCGTCCAGCCGGTCGAGCACGCCGGCCACCACCAGCAGCGCCTCGAACGCGAGCCCGCGCAGCAGGCGCGCTATGACGATGCCGGCCGCACGCATCGCACCACCAACTCCGGATAGGTCTCCAGCATCTTCGCGCGGACGCCCGCCTCGGTCTCGGCGCGCACAACGAAGACCCGCACCTCGGCGACCTCACGCGTCGGGCTCTGGCTGATCGGGTGCGCGGCCACGAGCCAGGTCATGCGTGGAACCCCAGCATGGGCTGCGCCGCGATTCGCTGGGCAAAAGCCTTGATCATCGGCGTCCACTTGTCCCGACCGAACGCCGCGAGATTACCGTCACAGGACTGGCAGCCAATTGCGGCAGCGACGCGCAACCGCACCCATGAGTTGACCCGCCCCATGTGGACCCACTTGCGCCGGCCCCTTGCTGCAGTGACCAAGGCAGGGACAGCCGGCCCGAGTTTCCATCTTGGCGGGATCATCACATCGCCACCGTGGCGGCGAGGAAAGACAGCTGGCGACCGCCCGCGGTCCTGCGGAGGGCAGCGCGCTCCCGCGCTTGCTCGGCCGTCACGTCCTTATGACATGGGAGGCACAAAAGCCTAAGATTATCGAGGCCCCAGAACCACCAGTCACGAGGAGCGCGCCAGAGAGGAACGATGTGATCGATCTCGTAGTAGGTGGCGGTGTCGGTGCCGCACTGACGGCAGATCCCGTGATCGCGCTTGAAGACCGCGCGGCTCGCCGCCTTCGAGGAGGTAGCGATCAGATAGATCTCCAGACACTCCAGGTGCCAGCGACTACGTTGCGGGAAACGGCGCTCATGGTGGCCGAGCGCGTGCCCCGGCTTGGTCGAAGCGGGAAGGATCGGATCGCCGCAAAAGCAGCACTGCGCGATGCGCAGAGGCCCCCGGTAGGGGAACGGCGGGGGGCGCCGGTGATCAGCCATCACACCGCCACCAGGATGGCGACCATCGCCCCGCGCCACCCGAGAGCCTCATGGACCGCGTCGCGGAACACCAGCGCCGCACCGATCGCGAAGACGCCCGAGGGCGCCATCAGACCGAAGCCAACGGGCACAAGGCATGGCCCGCCCGGCACGCACTCGCCGACGTTCCCGATCAGCCAGTTGGCGGCCGGTATCGTGGCCAGGAATGCCAGCACAGCGAGCCAATTCATGACGCGGCTCCGGGCAGCACGACACAGCGGATCACGTGCCAGGCGCGGGCGTTGCAGCCTCCGCCCTGACAGCAGAGGTGCAGCTGCCCGTCGACCGAGTACTCACCCACGACCTTGCTGGCCGGCAGCGGCGTCCACTGGCCGTGCACGAGCGCCTCGTAGCCGGGCTCTCCTGGCACCTCGCGGTGCGGGTAGGCGGCGCAGTCCTTGCCCCCGCAGCAGTCGATCGGCGATGCCATGCCGGGCCGCCACAGCTTGAGGCCGGCGTAGATGTCGTGCGCGGCCGCGGGCCATGAGGCTAGGATCGCCAGCATCAGCGCCAGGCCCCCGATCATGGCCTGAGCCTTTTCCCAGCGGTACTTGTCCTCGGCGAATAAGCCTTGCCACTCGCGGCGGATGTGCCGGCTCGTGGTGTGATCCCAGCCGTTCTTGTGGCCCTTGCTGGTCGCCGCCAGACGGAAGCCTGCCCCCCTTAGCGATGCACCGCCTTCCTCAGGCAGCGTATACGTGATCAGCCGATGGCCACCCATCGCCTGCCAGATCCGCCAGCAGCGCCCGTACAGGAAGCTGTTGACGTTCCGCGGAGCGCCCGGCCGCACACACGTCCGGCGGATCTCAGCTGTCACGCCATCGTGCAGCAGGCGCGCGGAGGTGCGGCCGACGATTGCCACACCCCAGAGCACGCCCTCGTGGTCGTAGGCGCCGATCGCCCACTTGCCACCGTCCCGCGCCGTGCGCCTACTGTGCCGGTGGTAGCGCTCGACGAAGTCGTTCGCCTCGCGTAGGCCGAGTGGCATGACGCGAAACTCAGTCAAGGTGCCTTGCCCGCGGACTTCGCCGCCTCGAACGCCTCGCGCGCGGCCCGGTACT